CAAGGTTTTTTAATCCGTTACCAGATAGCAGATTAATCTGCGTTCATTCGAGCTTAGAAGTAAACACTCTGCGTAGCAGGAGTGAATGACTTACCAAGACCGGTTACGATAATAACGTGGTAGTAGAGATTTGCACCGAAGATATTATCAACAACGCCGTAACGTGTCAACAATCCAACGCGTGGAGCGAAATCATTCGGTCCAATTGTTCTCTGTACCATGACTGGAATGTATGGGCAGTAGATAAGGCCAGTGTCGTAAAACTCTGGACCCTTATAACCGAGTAGCGCATATTCAGGAGCCGTATTTGCAGAATTCGCAAGGTCATTGCCTATTGCTTGTCCTTCAGTACGTGTGTCACGATATACGTTGAAACGTCCACCAAGATTACCAACCTTAGCAACACCTACTGGCTGTGTATTAACACTGCCTTGTACGGTTACCCATTGGAATTCAGGAAGCATTTCAAGAATTGCAGCAACGCGTGGTGTACAAACGATAAAGTTTGCAGCACCTCTACGATTGCGAACAGCGATTCTGTTTGCTTCGACGATTAATCTTTGATAGAAATCACGATTACGTTCTACTAACCAACGACCATCCGCGGATTGTGGAGCCCAGATTGAGTAACCCTTGCTAGGTCCCGCATTAAGCGATACCTGGATCATTCTCATAAGCATTTCACGGTCGATTTCGGCTTGAATTTCGTATGACATAGCGTTCGTTAATTCAGTGTCAATATCAATACCGTTCATGTTCTTAAGATCCTGCTCAAGTTCCACTGACCAACGAGCGCCTAAGCGTCTTGTACCAGCTTCAACAGCAGTCTTTTCAAACGAAACTTCCATTGTAGGAATGTTTCCTGTGAGTTCGAACTGACCAAGAAGAGCAGCAACGCCTTGATCCGCTTCGTTAAAAGCGAAATCAGCATTACCACTTAGATAATCAGCAGATGTACCAGTGAACCCTGTTGCGAGTTTTTGATAACCAGCTTCACCTTTGCCGCTAGCAGTACTTCCAGGGAAGTTAGCTGCACGGTTAGCAATTTGGCTTTGATCAGCTGGTCTATTACCGACAGGACCGGATCCATCATTGATATTATTATCAATACCATTACCGAGTGTCTCACCGCTATATTTATAACGAAGAGCAAAAGCAAGACCGACTGGTCCTGCCATTGGTTGAACACCGACGATCTCGTTTGTGATCAACTCGGGGAATGTACGTCTAATCATTGGGATCAAGATTTTTGGAAGACGAGCATCACCAGTTGCATAACTATCTTGCCCTGGTGTACCAGAAGCATTGTTAGCAGCGCCGTAACCTGCAGCTGCAGTAGAGCCAAAAGCTCCACCACCAACTGAATTCCCGGACTCTTCAAGACACCATTGCTCTTGATTTTCAAGAAGCATTGCTGTATTCAATCGTGTGTGACTATCTTCAATTGCTGCTACATTCTTAGAAGAGTAGTCCAATACTGGAGCCCACTTTTCCAAAAGAGCAGCTGCTCTTGATTGATCAATATAAGACTGTGTAGGTCTAATTGTATTTGTATTCATAATGTTTTTTTCTTTCTATAACGACCCCAAGGTTTTTTTAAATTTGTAAAACCAGGAAACTCAGGTTTACCTAAACAATATAGGAAATTGGAAATTCTTTTTTAGTATTTTGAAAGTTCAGTTAAGTATGGTGATTCCGTTAATGTTTTATTTTTTTCAGTAATTACATCTTCATGAATAACGCGATCTACCTTTTCAGTAGTTTTATATGCTTCTTCTTTGAGATTTTGAAGTCTCGATTCTTCTTTCTTTTTAAATAACTTGACTGTGTAATCAAAATTTTCTGCAATAAATTCAGCATCTTTACCGGATAACGTTTTTTTAGCGAATATCTTAGCTCTACTATTATTCAAACCTGCTAATTTACTTTCTAAGAGTATTTCAGCTTTTAACTGATTGAGGTTAGCTTTAAGTTCTGCATTTTCTTTAAGTACTTTATTAAGCTTCGTTGTAGCTTCACTAATTTGATTATGACCATCTAGTATAGCATCTTTTACACTTGCTTTTTCTAAAGCACTATCAACTGC